GTGCATTATTGCGTGATCTACAGCACATAATACATCTGGTGTAAAATCTCTATATAAACCATTACAACCATATATCTTTCCGTGTGGTCGTAATTTAATTAAATCTATTGGCGCTCTACTCTCACCATTCCCTATACAAAATACTCTAGTTGCCATCTCTTGTTACTAAGTTCTCTGGTTTGTCAATAGGTAAACCCATTCTATCGAACCATTTGTTTTTAACATTATAAACATATCCTAATGTGCCATCAGATAGTTTGATTGACTTCTTATCTATCTTACCATCATAAGTCGAACCATCTTTTAATATTAAAGTAAGTGTGCCGTGTAAGTTTTGATATATTCTGTCAATTGCTACATCGCCTCTTTTATTTGATTCTGGTATAGTCATTTGTTTACAAATATCTCTTTCATAATTAGTTTACATTCTGTAGCATTAAAATTTGTAAATGGTTTTACTCTGGTAATCGTAGATGCGATTTCAGGCCATACAAAAGTTTCTTTAATTTCCTTATTCCAATTTTTGACAAACGATAAGAAGTGGTTAAACACGACTGCGGTTTGTAACCCGACTTTTTTTTGAATAAGTAACTGTAAAAGTCTAGGATGCTGTCCATTAGGGCAAACAAAACCATCATCAAAAGAAATACCACGAGAGCGAAAGTCATCATCAATACATACGCAATCACTTCTAAAGTGGTAAGTAAAGGCTTCTTTACGTTTTTTATAAGCCAGGTAAACATCTCTACCATCGTTTGCCAAAAGATTACCAATCCATCTCTTACGATCTGCAAGAAAGTTAGCAACAAAGAAATCAAGTATATCACCTTGTCCATATTTTGTACTTAACTTATGAAAGAAGTATCTATCCTTTCTTTTTGTAAAACTATCAAGTGTTGCATTAACTTTTCCACCATACTTTATATAATCATATGTCTTTGATGTAAAATGTAATTTAACACCAAGATAAACTTTATATACATCAAACCCACCATACATTATATAGGTAATACTCCACAACGAGGTATCTTCAACATTTTTAAATTAGTTGCTTCCACCTGTATTTTTTCTTTTAATGATTTTGAAATTAATGGTGATACGGTTCCTGTATCAATATCGTTTTGTTCACAATACCAAATAACCGCTTCCATATAGGTTATTCTTTTTTCTTTGACTATACTCTCAATCTTCAAACTAAATTCTTTACTATTCAATTCACACCCCCTTTGGTGGATGGTGGATACTCACTGCTAGCTTTCACCACCATTGTTGCAACATCTTTAATATAACATATTATATAAAATTTGTCAAGTTTATTTTTCTATTAATTCGCAGTCTGCTTCACTAGCAGTTAAACCCACTTTTTTGTCCCATAACCAAATGTATGAATAAACAACTTGATTGTCTTTTTCTAAACATTTTTTACCAAAAGATAATCTTGGTTCTTTTATGCTACAAGCAGTCAATATTATACTTGCTAATAATATAGTTAATAATGTTTTCATTTTTCCCTTTATGTATTAGGTTTTATGTTTTCTAATACTTGCATTTTATTAAATGTATGATATAATATACAAGTTTCTATACCAGCAGGTACATCAACAGTTACTAATGTTTCGCCTTTATCATTTTCATAATAAGTTATCATATAAACTGGCTCACCCTCTGGATCACTTGACTCTCTACCTAAACTTAAATGTTTAGGAGTTAACTCATTGTAATCTATGTAGTTCTGAACATCTTCAGGTGTACCACATACTGCTGGTAAATTTCTCCAATGAAATGGTTTATATTCTTCAGCATATGTAATTGTACATAAAAATGTTAAAACTAAAATTAATTTTTTCATATTTCCCTTTAGCCGTTTAGGTCGCAAGTAGGATAAATTAAATCACCTTTTTTATTTCTTCAACTTTTGACTTTATTTTTATTTTGTTCTTCGTAATATTTATAAAAGTCTTGTATAGATTTCTCTAAATTGTCCATATAATCTTTCTTTTCTTTGATGTAAGAAGCAACAGTACCATCTTCAGCTGCAAGTAGTATTACTATTTGATCTATGGATTTACCAAATAATTCTTCATACATAATAGCATAAGCAGTAGTTTGTAAAAAATAATTATCAATCCAAGACTCTTGTCGTTCTTTGTTTGCAGTCTTAAAGTCAATTACAGATAGTTTACCGTTATATTCAGCAATACAATCTACTTGACCAGCGATTGTAAGTTTCTTACTGTATAATATAGTTTCTAAACAATGTATATTATCTATCTGATCTACATAGGGTCTTAATAGTTTAAATAGTCCTAGTGGTAATACATCTCTAATTGAGGGTGTATTACCTTTTAAATATTGTTCTACTAATAAGTGTGTTGCTTTACCTCTACGAGCAGCTCTACCCATTTCCCAATTGGCAACTTTCTCACCAATACTATCACGCCATTTTTGTAATTCATCTTTCTTACGAATACCTAATACAGTAGTTACAGATGGGTATGCCTTTCCGTCTATATCATAGAAACGAAAGCCATCAACTTTTTTACCTACAGTTTTTGGAAGTTTTGTTTTGTCTAATTCTAAAAATTTAAATTGTTTTATCATAATATTTTATTCCTTAATGTATCAACTATTATAACATAAAAGCCCGAACAAGTCAACTCTCATTCGGGCTTTCATCATATTAATTGTTTATTACTTTTTTGTAATCTTCTGGATGCATCATACCCATCTCTGTGTTTTCTTCTTTTGAAGTAACAAAAAGATTAGTCTTTGCGTCAGTTAGACCACCTTTAGCGTGGGCAAAACCGTGGCCACCTACAGCTTGTGCAAGTGTAATTCTTTTACCACTAACTTCACTTCTAAAGTTATTATTGACCCATCTTGTTTCTATTTCTAAAGGATCAAAACCTCTTTTTTTGTCTTTTACTAATATGTGTGAAGCAAAGTTACTAAACACAGATGTGAACCATAAAACTGATTCATCTATTCGCCATTGGCTATCGTGTTTACCAACATAACCTTTCCATGCTCCAGCCCAAGTTCGGTCTTGTTTACCGTCTTTCTCTTTTACGTTTTCAGATAAAGATTTTGCAGGTGGTTTCCCTACAAAGGCAATATAAGCTTTATAGAAATCAGTATAGAAATCATCTATATCCTTTATATTCCAAAGACCTTCACCAAACAAGTCATTAAACCAACAGTATAATCTATGTAAGATAACAACTTCTTTAGTTTTAAGACCAGAACCTTTTGTCTGTCTTAGTCTTTTCTTCGCTGTTGCACACAAAAGTAAAAAGTCTAATGTTTTTTTTGATTTTACATATAACTTATTTACTTCATCTTCGGATGGATTAGCTTCATACATATCTTTTATATTTTCAAAGCCACATACTCCTAAACCTCCACCTTGATATACTCTATAAAAAATACGAGCAGTTATCTCGTCCATTACTAAACCTGCATTATTGAAGTCTAGGTAAGAGTAGTTTTTCTTTTGTGTATCAGTATTTGAATAATTCCACTCAAATAATTGATGTGGAATATTATTAATACCTTTTATGGCTCTTGTAGTTCTTCTTACCATCATAGCAATAAATCTTCTGCCGTAAGAATTTAAGTGACCCATATTGTTAACAGGAGTGACAGTATTAGTATCTCTAAACTGTGCACCTCTTTCTGACTCATCAAGGTTTTCGTAAATTACAAATCTTACTTTGTAATTATCAAAGAAATCCTTTTCGTCTTGCGTTAAATCTTTCCAAAATTTACCGCCTCCTATTATACAAGTGGAGTGAGTAGGAAACATACCTAGTTTAAACCACAACATATATCTCTTTCTATGTCCTCCATCTACAGATTCTTCTTTAAATTCAAATTGATCCCATAAACCAGGTATTTTGAATAATGTAATATCTGTCTTGTCTTCATTTACTTCAAACGTATATCCATTTGTAGTTAACTTAATTTCGCCAATATCTCTACCAGCAAAAATAGTGTTAATTACACCTTGAGCCTTTGATGGCTTTTTATTTTTGGATACTAGGTTTGATTTATCTTCTTCTGTTTCATCACTACGCTGACCTTCAGGATCAGTGTCAATCTCTTTTAGCTCGAAAGCTTTTTTATAGAATGTTGAGATTGTCCATTCTAAAGTTGCCCATTTTTGTAGGCATAGTTTTTTAATGTACTCTGACATTATATACTCCTTTTTATATGTTAATAAATTAATTTTGTCTCTGGCAAAATGCTCTGAACAAAACTAAATCATATTCTTTTTAAATATGATTATTATAATATAACATATTTTGAGGAATTTGTCAACCCTAAAAAAAAGGCGCCATAAAGACGCCTTTAATTACTTATTTTTAAGTGTTTTTAGATACCCTTTTCGGTCATCATATTATCAAGTTCCTCTTTTGTAGGCTCTTGATTCGCAAACTTAATGTAAGAGTATTTTTCGTATTTTGTTTTACCATTTTCATCACGGTATGCTCTTAAAAACTCTTTTCTATTTTCTTCTGGATTTTTATACGAGCAGTGAACCCACCCGCTGTTTTTATCTTCAGGATTCCAAAACTCCAATATCATTTGGTCAAAATCTAAGTTCTTATCAATCCAGTGAGCAAGTTCCTGATTACTAATACCAAATATCTCAAAATCAGCCGCTTGACCACTAGCATGCTGTGAATTAATAGATGAGCCAATTCTAGTACATAATTGAGCTGATCTAAATCCACTAGATACCGTTACTGGCATTCCAAAATGATCTCGGACAGGTTGCAGTATATTTTCGCATAATCTTTGTAACGCTTCTATTTGTGATTCGCTAGGATTATTATTAATCCCCTCCCTTTCGGCAGTTTGCGACTTCACCATTTCTCTAAGCGTGAAGCTTTTGCTTAATCTCATTTAGTTTTTCCTTTGCTTTTAATTTAAGTTTCTTTAACTCTTTGAGTTGATACCAAGTCGTTGATGATCTATCATTATTTCTTTTGTCTTCAACTTCATTCACTTGTTTTTTTAGTTCTTTATGATATTCTTTGTAGTTCATAAATTATCCTCTCGTTAGTTTTAGTAACTTTTCTATTTGCGCCTTAATGATTGGACCTCTATTTGGCCAATGAATATAAGGCTCTTCGGACTTGGAAAGATTGTACAAAAATGGTAGTACAATCTTTTCAATGTCCTTAAATCTT